TGATGTTTAACTAATATATCAACATGTCCTCCATGTTGAGTATCGTGTTCAGCATCGTAAAGTCTGCCCTTTAAAAAGGTTATAATACAGGATGTTAGCTCATCCTCACCCCATTTTTTGTCTTGAAAAAAGTGTTTGTTGTTTTCGAGATCTTGAATTGCATCATCAAGATCAAGATATAACTGTTTAACGAAAATATCTTTATTTGCTGCTAATTTCCTTTGAACCATCCCTTTAAAGTCAGGGTCAAACCTCATAAGTGACTCAATATCCGCAAGACTATATCCCTTATCGCTCATGGAAGGTCTCCAGAACGTCTGAAGGGGTGAAGTAAGGGAATAAATATTGGTTGAAGTCCTTAACTAATTCACCTGTTTCGGGATGATAGAAGTTGCCTGAATCTAAAGCATATGATATTAAATCATCCTCGACAGATAATGGTTCATCTAGCGTGTCATCTATATATTGAAAATGCATGTTAAGCAGATGAATCTTATAGCTAGAGAAATAATCTGTGACTTTTATTATCAACCTATAATCCTCTGGTGTTTCTAAATCTAAACCAGAACCATTTATAAGTGTTTTATATGTATAGTGTTTAATTTGTCGAGCGTCTTTGCTGATTAAAAATAAAAAAAGCGCGCGACACACATAACGAGTAGGATCATTGAAGTCCTCTTCGATCTGGCTCAGAATGTCACACACCTTTATATCTTTCATTTTATTCCTGCTAGCTTAGCCTTCTTTGCCTCACAAGATCTCACTGAATCCAGAATTTTATTAACAATAAAGACTATAGACTCAATATTGTTGCAATTACTGGCAATAGCTTCATACAAGCGCATCTTAGGGTTGTCTAGCATAGTGCGCTTGCCTGGTAATGTTAGTTCTATAGATAGGATTTGTGAAGCATTTTGCTTCAAGTCCCAGATTTTCCCCAGTTTGAATTTCGTTAGAATCGGGCTGGCAGCTTCCCCACCATGATGATAACTGTCCCTACGCAAGCACTGTTGGCTGGGCTTCAGTTTTAAAGAACTGGTATTGCCATCAGCGGTAATGAATGAAACGTGAGAAATCCTACCATCCACGTTCTCGTAAAGGTCCTGAATTGTACCAAACAGTTCAACTGGTTTGTTTAGGTTTATACCTGCTTGGTCCTTAATAAATTTTTGGACAAGATGTTGTTGAAACTGCGATTCAGAACGTGGCAATACAGATAAATCAACTGTTTGAATTAGTAATTTTTCTGACGGAAGAAGCATCACACTGTTAAAACACTGAGTGACCTGACGTGTTTTGCATTTTATTTCTCCGCCATTTGCTCGAAGCTCTAATCCAGCATCACTAAGGTGGGTTTGGTCAAGTTCAATAATCTCAGTGTAATATGCCTTTGAGACTAAGATAGCAGTTTCGATTTGTTGATTATTTATTACATCAGACTGCAACTCGGCGAAGTGCAGATCGGTATCGGCAGCAAAAAGTTCCTCTTTTGAGAGAGGGGTAGGATACGCTTTGTTGAAACTGCTTTCATCTTTTTTTAAATTGCCAAATGCAGCCTGAATTTTTGGAACATCGCTCTCGTCTAGCCTATAAATAGTGAGTAGCCGTGTACCACTAAAAACCAGCCCTTTCCAAAAGTCGTCAATAACGGACTTCAGCTCCATGTCGCCTTGAACCGCATTGTTCATTCTTTCGATGAATGGCGTAAGGCCTGCCGCTGTAATTCCTAATGATGAACCCAAAAGTTTGCGAGTATTACGCCAGCCGAATCTTGAATTAATATTCCTTACCGTTTGCTCAATCATTAAGCATTCCTTAAACACCTGTTTAGTATGGTTAAACTTTGTGAGAGATATTTTACACAAAATGCTAACGCGTACGCAAAAACTATCGTACTCTGCTAAGAGTTGCTTCAACGATTTCTTCTTAATGTAGATTTCAACACAAAAAAATCGATCTTTATCACCGATATATTTTCCGCTGTTTGTTATTGGTTCTATTTCGCCAAAGCAAGGAGAGGCTATATGGGTCGTTGTGCTGTATGTGAATGTTCTCTGAACGATTCACAAGATGTTGTACATAATAGTGTCGACTATAAGTCATGCCCAAAGTGCTCAGTAGATGCAGGTGTTCATGTGTTTTATAAAACTGAAGATTTTGGCTACAGGGATATGGGCGATGGTCGGCACATAGTTCAATCGTGGTGTCCTTCTTGTCGTTTTGGTGAAGACTCAGCTATTACTGAAGCGTTCAGATGTAAGTGACCAAGACATTTCCAACAAGGCTGCCAATCGGTGGCCTTTTTTGTACCCAAATAATGCCCATTGTAATTCCACTACAGAGCTTTTTAGGTGAACGATAGGGAAGCAATCCGGCAGGGTGATTAGCGAAGGTGCATTGAATTAGTATCCCTGCCATAGAGCCGTATTGCGTTTCTGAACACCAACAGATCTTGTCAATCCAAAATGTGTTGGCTTGTTATTCCTTTGAGTTTGCATGGTTAGTTTCGGTTATGTATTATGCCGGACCCGGCCCTTTAGCTCAGTTGGTTAGAGCGTGCGACTCATAATCGCCCGGTCGCTGGTTCAAGTCCAGCAAGGGCCACCAACCGCCACTAGCTCATCGGGAAGAGCGGCAACGTGATGTTGTAGTACGAGGTTCGAGGCCCCGGTGGCGGACCAAAGCCGACTTAGCTCAGTAGGTAGAGCAACTGACTTGTAATCAGTAGGTCACCAGTTCGATTCCGGTAGTCGGCACCATACTCCCATCACTACCACTGTTTTTTGTGAATTGCATACGCTGCCTGCATTTTCTACTATGAACAGGTGGTGAATCCTGCCTATGCGGCAGGGCGTTTAAATCAGTCCCTGATAAGATCGTGCAACGCGGATTATGTTGATTTGCATAAACCACTGGGAGGCACCCGGCACCACATCCCATCGCGGTCATCGTATAATGGCTATTACCTCAGCCTTCCAAGCTGATGATGCGGGTTCGATTCCCGCTGACCGCTCCACTTTTTGAATGAGTGCTGTTTTTTATACTGGCCTTTGGGTTCAGCGCTCATCCAAAAGCACTCTGCCTTAATTCAATTAACCTTGGGTGGTTTGTTGGATAGAGTGCCTCTACATTTTACAGAAACCTCGCCTCGGCGGGGTTTTGTCGTTTCAGGGGCTGCGCATTCGCGTGGCCTTTTTATTTCCTCCATATAGCACCCGGCTCAATGAGCGAGGTGAGAGACTATGAAAATGAATGATTCAGGGAACATTTTCACGCAGTTCTTTGCGTGGGTAGCAGCTCTGGCGTCAGCCATTGGATTTACCACTCAGGATCTGGTGTTCATGTTTTTTGGGGCTGCAGGTCTGCTGATATCGCTCGTGTCGTACATAAACGGCCGTGTAGATGCTCACCGGCAGCGCAGGGAGAATGAGAAGCGCACAAAAATGGTTAATGACTACCTGAAGGGGGTTAGCGATAAACCGCAACATGAGCGCCCGGCAGCTGCAAGCGTGGTAGTAGAGGCATTACAAAAGGAAGGTGAGTGATGGGGACCCGGGCGAAGTTGAGCGCTGCTGTTCTCGGTCTGGTACTCGCTGGCGCACCAGCATCAGTCATTCTCGACAGATTCCTTGATGAGAAAGAGGGTAACAGCCTTACGGCGTACCGCGATGCCGGAGGTATCTGGACAATTTGTCGCGGTGCCACGCTGGTGGATGGAAAGCCAGTTACGCAAGGTATGAAACTGACGCAGGAAAAATGCGGCAAGGTAAACGCTATTGAGCGTAATAAGGCGCTGGCGTGGGTAGACCGTAATATCAAGGTGCCGCTGACCGAGCCACAGAAGGCGGGGATTGCGTCATTTTGCCCCTATAACATCGGCCCGGGTAAATGCTTTCTTTCAACGTTCTACCAGCGCATGAATGCTGGTGACACGAAAGGAGCCTGTGAGGCCATACGCTGGTGGATCAAGGACGGTGGCAAAGATTGCCGCATTCGTTCCAATAACTGTTACGGGCAAGTGTCACGGCGCGACCAGGAAAGCGCGCTGACCTGCTGGGGGATAGACCAGTGACACCGAGCAGCATTTGTTTTATCGCGGCAGGCGTACTGGCTGTGTTAGGAATACCTGGCTGGGGTTGGTTCCTGTTTGTGGGAGTGATCCTGCTATGAGTATTCGCTCTCAGCTTTTTCTCTTTACTTTGCTGGTAGCCGGTGCGTTTGTCGCGGGGGACGTATGGCGTGATCGCGCGTGGCAAGCAAGATGGTCCGAGCGTGACAGCGCAGAGTCCTCTCAGGCTGCAAACGCGCAGACCGCTGCCCGTATGATTGAACAAGGGCGCACTATTGCCCGTGATGAGGCTGTAAAAGATGCACAAGCGCAAACCGCTAAATCTATTGCTACTGCTGCTGGCTTGTCTGCCACTGTTAGCCGGTTGCAGCAACAAGCAACAAAACTCGCCACCCGCCTGGACGCCGCAAAGCACACCGCAGATCTTGCCGCTGCCGTCGGAAGCAAAACAGCCAGCGCCAACGCCGCAATGCTTGCCAACATGCTCGGAAGTCTTGCAGCAGAAGCTAAATATTATGCTGGACGATCTGACGAGAGCTACCGCGCCGGAATGACGTGTCAGAAGATTTACGACTCTGTGAGAGAGTCAAATAACCATCTTCAAAAACATGCCTCGCAATAGCGAGGTTTTTACTTTTAAAGAGAGCATACGATGGAAAAAGAACAGAACGGCTGCGAAATCCTGCCAGTGGCGAAAGACTTTAAATTTTTCTTGGGTCAACTGGTTAATCTCCGCATCAGCGATGAATGGGGCGAGGTACAGGGGCGCGCTCAGTACCTTAATGGCGAGAATCAGTATTTTGTCCATTATCAGGCAGCAGATAAGTGCGCGACCGAGCGTTGGTACTCTGAATCACAGTTGGTGGCCGTAGAAGATGACCGTTCACCTGGCATGCCAGTGTTCGGATGTACTGAGCTACCGCCGGGCGCTGTAGTTGAAGAGTAAGTATTACAGGAGCCGTTCAGTGAGCGGCTTCGAGAATGTTTACCCTCTGCAGCGGATAAAACCGGTTTAACCTTTACAGCGGATAAACCATGGCTCACCAGAGAGCTATTTTCTATACCTGAGAAGTCAAAAGTAACGGTCTGTGATTGCAGTGAACAGTAATCTGGTCGCCGATAATAAAATGTTAATTCCAGATTGCCGCATTGATTTTACTGTGAAAAAATCTATTTACTGGAAATCCCCAGTGATTCTTATATGGATTTGATTATGGATAATAAAGCAGCAATTTATGGTGTTCGTTTAGGGGCCGAAACGTACTTCCCTTTGCCAGAAAATGGCAAATTTGAGGCCTCGGAAGGATTTGTGATTACCAAGATTGACGTTGAAGCTGGAGCGGTCTTTTGCAAGCCTCTACAGATTGAGGTTGATTTAAATGGTCATCGCCAGTGGGTAACTTCAACTACGAAGTAATTGCTCCATCTCTCAATTAAGGTCGCGCATGCGGCCTTTTTATTTTTAGAATTACTATCTCAGCAAACTGAATACCAATCAGTAGCAGACATTTTCGTTTTGTACCGAAAAGCAGTTGCCGACAAGGGAATCTACATTTAATTGATAACCATTATCAAAAGGTACTCCCGGCGGGGGATCCTGCCACGGGGCGGCGGGCTCGCGGGGAACGGCTAGTTTTTCGGATCCATGGTCATCATCATCATGTGGGTAGGTCTTTGTTTTTTATGAGGGCCATTTTTCAAAGATGTCGAATCGTTTAAAAAGTGTTCACCATCATGGACCAGGAAATCGCCTCTCTCAAGCTGAATATCAACCAGCTGGCGGCTATCACCGACGTACACCGGCAGACGGTAGCCGCCAGGCTTAAAAATATCGAACCCGCAGCGGGCAGTAACAGCAAACTCAAACTCTACCTCATCACCGATATCCTGACCGAACTGATGATACCCACGGTTTCCGCCAACCTTGAAGATATGCCGCCGTCCGACAGGCTGGCGCACTGGAAGGCGGAGAATGAGCGGCTTAAGTTCGAACAGGACACCGGCCAGCTTATACCTGCAGATGAGGTCGCAAGAGAGTTTTCACTGATGGCGAAAGCCGTCGTCATGGTGCTTGAAACCCTTCCTGACATTCTTGAACGCGACTGCGCGCTGCCACCGGCGGCGGTGTCGCGCGTCCAGACCGTCATTGACGATTTACGTGACCAGATGGCGCAGAAAGTCCAGGACGCCGAACAAGAGGAGGCCGAGACCGAGGAGGAGTGATGGCAAAGCGTGCATCGGCATGCGGTATTCGCCGGGATGTTTCCGGTATCCTTCGCGCGCCGCGACGAATGGACGTGGCCGATGCGGTCAGCGCTTATATGCGTGTCCCGATGGGCGCGGGCAACTCCGTACCGTGGGACCCGGATCTGGCTCCCTATGTTATCGAGCCGATGAACTGTCTGGCATCACGCCAGTATGACGCCGTGGTGTTTGTTGGTCCGGCGCGAACGGGTAAAACCATCGGTCTTATCGACGGCTGGATTGTCTATAACATCGTCTGCGATCCGGCAGATATGCTGGTGATTCAGGTCTCAGAGGAAAAGGCGCGCGAGCATTCTAAAAAGCGTCTGGATCGTACTTTCCGCAGCAGCCCTGAGGTGAAAACACGACTCAGCCCGCGGCGGAACGATAACAACGTTCATGACCGCACCTTCCGCGCCGGTAACTATCTGAAGCTTGGCTGGCCGTCCGTCAACATCATGTCATCGTCGGATTACAAAAGCGTGGCGCTCACCGACTACGATCGTTTCCCCGAGGATATCGACGGCGAGGGGGATGCGTTTTCCCTGGCCTCGAAGCGAACCACCACCTTTATGTCCTCTGGTATGACGCTGGTGGAGAGTTCCCCGGGCCGCGATATCCGGGATACAAAATGGCGGCGCAGTACCCCGCATGAAGCGCCGCCGACAACCGGTATCCTGGCACTGTACAACCGCGGCGACCGTCGTCGACTTTACTGGCCCTGTCCGCACTGCGGCGAGTTTTTCCAGCCGGAAGTGGACAACATGACCGGCTACCGGGATATCGCCGATCCGGTACAGGCCAGCGAGGCGGCTTTTTTACAGTGCCCCGCCTGCAAAGGGAAAATTACGGCTGATCAGAAACGCGCGCTCAATATGAGGGGTATCTGGCTCCGGGATGGTCAGACGGTTGATCGTCACGGTAACGTCAGCGGGGAAGGGCGTCGTTCCCGCATCGCCTCGTTCTGGATGGAAGGACCGGCGGCGGCGTACCAGACCTGGGCGCAGCTTATCTATAAATATCTGACGGCTGAGCAGGACTACCAGACCACCGGCAGCGAGGAAGCGCTCAAGACGGTGGTGAATACCGACTTTGGTCGGCCGTATCTTCCCCGGTCGAGCATGGAGCAGCGCAAAAGCGAGTTGCTCGAGCAGCGTGCTGAAAATGTACCGAAGCGCACCGTGCCCGACGGCGTGCAGTTTCTGGTGGCGACGGTTGACGTCCAGGCGGGCCGCAACCGTCGCTTTGTGGTCCAGGTGACCGGGTACGGCAGCATGGGTGAACGCTGGCTGGTGGACCGGTACAACATTAAACAGTCCCTGCGGTGTGACTCCAACGGAGAAAGCCAGCAGATTGATCCGGCAAGCTATCAGGAAGACTGGGACCTCCTGCTGACGGACGTTTTTAATAAAACGTGGGCGCTGGCCTCGGATCCGTCGAAAGGGATGCGGCTGATGGCCATGGGCGTCGATTCCGGCGGTGAAGATGGCGTAACGGATAATGCGTATAAGTTCTGGCGAAAATGCCGTCGTGAGGGCTTAGGCAAACGCATTTATCTCTTCAAAGGGGACAGCACCACCCGCGCACAGCTCATCAAACGCACGATGCCAGACAACACCAACCGAACCGGCCGCCGTGCGCTGGCCGCTGGTGATGTTCCGCTTTATCTCCTTCAGACCAATGCGCTTAAAGACCGTGTGAATAACGCCCTGTGGCGTGATTCTCCTGGTCCAGGCTACGTGCATTTCCCGTCGTGGCTGGGAGCCTGGTTCTATGAGGAGCTGACCTATGAGGAACGCTCACCGGACGGTAAGTGGAGTAAACCCGGCAAAGGCGCAAACGAGGCGTTTGACCTGCTGGTGTATGCCGATGCGCTGGTGATGCTGCACGGCTACGAAAAAATTAAGTGGCCGGATGCCCCCGACTGGGCGCAAAGGGAGACGTGGGTGGAAATCCGGCAGACGGAAGATGCTGTGATGCCCGCCCCGGCGCTGCCAGATATTCCGGTCGCAAAAAAAGCAAAGCGCAGGCGCGCCGCGAATGACAAACCTAACCCATGGAAAACCTCAGGAGGCTGGGTATGAACCAGAGCGATATTGAAACCATGATCCAGCATTACAGCCAGGCGGAAATGGCGGTACTGGAGGGAAAGTCTGTTCGTTTTAACGGGCAGGAAATGACGATGGAGAATCTTTCCGAGATCCGCAAAGGGCGTCAGGAGTGGGAGCGTCGTCTCTCCACCCTCAGTCAGAAAAAACAGGGGCGGCCCGGTTACCGCCTGGCGAGGTTTAAATGACCATTCTGGATAACGCCATCGGCGTATTCTCACCCGGCTGGAAAGCCGCCCGGCTCCGTGCCCGGGCCATGATTCAGGCCTATGAAGCGGTTAAAACCACCCGGACACACAAGGGGCGCCGTGAAAACCGGAGTGCCGACCAGCTCAGCCAGATGGGGGCAGTTTCCCTGCGGGAGCAGGCGCGCTGGCTCGATAACAACCATGACCTGGTCATCGGTATCTTCGACAAACTCGAAGAGCGCGTCATCGGCAAGCAGGGGATTATCGTTGAGCCTCACCCGAAAATGACGAACGGGAAGGTGGCAAAGCAGCTGGCCGCCGAGATCAGAACAAAGTGGGGGGAATGGTCCGTACGCCCTGAGGTCACCGGGCAGTTTACCCGCCCCATGCTGGAACGGCTGATGCTCCGAACGTGGCTGCGGGACGGTGAGGTGTTTGCTCAGCTGGTACAGGGCGCCGCGGCAGGGCTTGTTCCGGTGGCGGGCGTGCAATTCTGGCTTGAGGCGCTGGAGCCTGACTTTGTGCCAATGACCAGCGATGCGGCAAAAAATCTGAATCAGGGGGTGTTCCTTGATAACTGGGGAAGGCCGAAGAAGTACCTGGTCTGTAAAAGCCTCCCGGTGTCCGGCCGACAGCTCGATACCAAAGAAATCGACGCCGACAGCATGCTGCACCTTAAGTTTACCCGCCGGCTTCACCAGACCCGCGGCACGTCGTTGCTGTCCGGCGTGTTGATGCGGCTCAGTGCGCTGAAAGAATATGAAGACTCCGAACTGACCGCAGCGCGTATTGCAGCGGCGCTCGGAATGTACATCAAAAAGGGGGACGGCCAGCTTTATGATGAGACTGGAGGCTCAAATGACAAGAATGACCGGGAACTGACGATCGAGCCGGGCATGATGTATGACGAACTGCAGGCAGGTGAAGAAATCGGGATGATCAAATCCGACAGGCCGAATCCCAATCTTGAAACCTTCCGAAACGGACAGCTGCGCGCGGTGGCCGCGGGCAGTCGTCTGAGCTTCTCCAGTACGGCGCGAAACTATAACGGTACCTTCAGCGCGCAGCGGCAGGAGCTGGTGGAGTCGACCGACGGCTATCTGATCCTGCAGGACTGGTTTATCGGCGCCGTGACCCGCCCGATGTACCGTGCCTGGCTGAAAATGGCGATTGCCAGCGGGGAGATTAAGGTGCCGCGCGGCGTGGATAAGGACACGCTCTACGGCGCGGTTTATTCGGGGCCGGTGATGCCGTGGATTGATCCGGTAAAAGAGGTGAATGCCTGGGTCACGCAGATCCGCGGCGGCTCCGCAACAGAATCCGACTGGGTACGCGCCAGCGGTCGCAATCCTGATGAGGTGAAACGCCGTCGGGCCGCGGAGATTGAAGAAAACAAAGAACTGGGACTGGTGTTTGACACCGACCCCGCCAACGACAAAGGAGGCACCAGTGCCGAAGTTAAATCCCAAAATGGCCCACCATCCGAAGGCCAGCGCAAAAAATAGCTGGTTTCGCATGCAGGCTGGCGCCGCGAACGATGCCGATATCTTTATCTACGACGAGATTGGCTACTGGGGCGTGACGGCGAAACAGTTCGTCAGCGACCTGAAGGCGCTCGGCGACGTCAGCCACATCAACCTTCACATTAACTCGCCGGGTGGCGATGTCTTCGACGGCATCGCCATTTTTAATGCCCTGAAACACCACGGTGCCGCGATTACGGTGCATATCGACGGGCTGGCGGCCTCCATGGCATCGGTGATTGCCATGGTGGGTAACCCGGTCATTATGCCGGAAAACACGATGATGATGATCCATAAGCCCTGGGGCTTTGCCGGAGGGGACGCCAACGATATGCGCGACTATGCCGATTTGCTCGATAAGGTCGAAAGCGTCCTGATCCCGGCCTACGCGCAAAAGACCGGCAAAACGACCGAAGAGATTGCCGCCATGCTGGAGGATGAAACCTGGATGGACGGGGCTGAATGCCTTGCGCTGGGTTTCGCTGACCAGACCACTCCCGCTCTGCAGGCAATGGCCTGTATCCATTCAAAACGTATTGAGGAATTTGAAAAGATGCCAAACAGCATTCGTAACATGGTCACCCCGCCACGCAACACCGCACAGCGTGACCCACAAAAGCCAAATGCTCAGGCACCCGTAAACGCGCCTGACCCGGTAGACGAGTCCGCGATCCGTGCGCAGATTATGGCCGAGCAAAAGGCTCGTGTTACCGCAATTAACGATCTGTTTGCCATGTTCGGCGGTAAGCATAGCGATCTGCAGGCCACTTGCGTTGCGGATTTGGATTGCACCGTTGAACAGGCAAAAGACAAGCTGCTGGCGGCGCTGGGCAAATCTGGCACACCATCCAACAAAAACACCCCCGCGCATATTCATGCCGGGAACGGTAACTTCGTCGGTGACGGTATTCGTCAGGCGCTGATGGCGCGCGCCGGATTTGAGACGCGGGAAAACGATAATATCTACAACGGCATGACGCTTCGCGAGTATGCCCGCATGGCGCTGACCGAACGCGGTATTGGCGTGTCCAGCTATAACCCGATGCAGATGGTGGGGCTGGCGCTGACGCACAGCACCTCTGACTTCGGTAATATCCTGCTGGACGTGGCGAACAAGTCGCTGCTGCAGGGCTGGGATGAAGCGGCGGAAACCTTCGAGCAGTGGACTAAAAAAGGCCAGCTTTCTGACTTTAAAACGGCGCACCGCGTCGGTATGGGCGTCTTCCCTTCGCTGCGTAAGGTTCGTGAGGGCGCAGAGTACAAGTACGTGACCACCGGCGATAAGGGCGAAACCATTGCGCTGGCCACCTACGGTGAAATCTTCTCCGTCACCCGCCAGGCGATCATCAACGATGATATGAACCAGTTGACCGACGTGCCGATGAAAATGGGCAGCGCGGCTAAAGCGACCATCGGCGATCTGGTTTATGCCATTCTGACCAAAAACCCGAAACTGTCCGACGGCAAGCCGCTGTTCCATGCCGACCACAAGAACCTGGGCAGCGGCGCTATCTCGGTGGCCAGCATCGACGATGCCCGCAAGATGATGCGCCTGCAGAAAGAGGGCGAGCGTTCGCTGAATATCCGTCCGGCCTACATGCTGGTGCCGGTTGGCCTGGAAACGCTGGCTAACCAGACCATCAAGTCTGCCAGCGTCAAAGGGGCGGATATCAACTCCGGTATCAATAACCCGATCCAGAACTTCGCCGAGGTTATCTCGGATCCTCGCCTGGACGAGGCTGATGCTAAAGCCTGGTATCTGGCCGCCGCAAAAGGGACCGACACCATCGAGGTGGCCTACCTGAACGGCATTGATACGCCGTACATCGACCAGCAGGAAGGTTTCAACACCGACGGCATCGCGACCAAGGTGCGCATCGATGCGGGCGTAGCGCCGCTGGATTACCGCGGCCTGGCCAAATCCTCGGGGCAGTAATCGCCCGACGCTGTTTCCTCCCGCCCGTCAGGGCTTTTTTTATATCTGAAATCAGCCCCGCAGGGGGGCTGACTGGAGCATGTTATGGCTAAAAATTTTGTACAGAACGGAAACACCATTTCTGTCAGCAATACCGGGAAAGACGAGGTGAAAAGCGGCGATCCCGTCGTCGTCGGCGCGAGGGTCGCGGTGGCCATCACGGATATTCCGGCAGGCGCCACGGGGGATGGTTTCGCGACCGGCGTATTCCTGCTGCCCAAGCTGGCCGCTGATGATATTGCGGCGGGTACCCCGGTATTCATTAAGGCGGGAAATATCCAGCTCGATAAAACGGATGCGGTCCCGGCGGGTGTTGCCTGGGAGAACGCCGGAACCGGCGATACCGTCGTTGAAGTGAAAATTAATGCCTAATCCCTTTGACCGTCTGGCGGCCCGCATGGATGCGGCCACCGTAAAGAGAATGGGGAAAACGGCCGCCATCAACGGCCTGGAATATGACGTGGTCCCGGCGGAGCTGCTCGAGGACATGGGGCCCTTAAGCGGGACCGGTACCTCGCTGGTGGTCTTCTCCGGATCGTATCAGCCGCGTCGTAATGACAGCGTTGATTACGGCGGTGAGTCTTTTTCCGTGACCCGTTTTGACCGTTTCAACGATAAACCCCGGATCCACCTTGAATAGGGGGAGGGAAGATGTCCGTTAAAGGGCTCGAAAGGGCCATCCAGAATCTTAACAGCCTGAGCCGGATGATTGTTCCTGACGCAACGGCTAAAGCGCTGAACCGGGTGGCCGGGCGAACCATTACCCAGGGCAGCCGGAAGGTGGCGAAGGAGGCGACGGTGGACGATAACCGGAAAAAGGGACTCCCGGTCCGGCTGGTCCGGCAGCGCTCCCGGTTACGCAGGGCCCGGCATGACCGGCTGATCGCCTCCATCAAAATTAACCGCGGTAACCTGCCCGCCATCAAACTCGGCACCGCCCGCGTCCGTCTGTCCCGCCGCAAGGGGGCAAAGCACGGGCAGGGCAGCGTCCTGAAAGTGGGGCCGTACACGTTTCGCAACGCCTTTATTCAGCAGCTGGCTAACGGCCGCTGGCAGGTGATGCGGCGCGTGGGGCGGGCCCGCTATCCCATCGATGTGGTGAAGGTGCCGCTTGATGCGCCGCTGACGGAGGCGTTTACCACTCTGTCGAAAAGCCTGATCCAGAGCGACATGCCAAAAGAGCTTTCCGCCGCGCTGAAAAACCAACTGAGGATCCACCTGAAGCGATGAACAAACACAGCGCCATTCGCGCCGCCGTGCTGGCGAAACTGAAATCCGACATTACGGACTCAGTGGCCTGGTTCGACGGGCGCCCCGTCTTTCTGGAGGAGCACGATCTGCCCGCGGTGGCGGTGTATCTCTCTGATGCCGAGTACACCGGTGCCACGCTGGATGAAGATGCCTGGCAGGCCGTGCTTCACGTTGAAGTTTTCCTCAAAGCCTCAAACCCGGACAGCGCGCTGGATAGCTGGATGGAGGACAAGATTTATCCGGCAATGACGGCGATCCCCGGCCTTGATGCGCTTATCGAAGCCATATTCCCGCAGGGCTATGACTATCAGCGCGACGATGAGATGGCCACGTGGGGCTCCGTTGACCTGACCTACTCCCTCACTTATTCAATGTAAGGAACTGACTATGCCAACACCAAATCCGCTGGCTCCCGTAAAAGGGGCCGGAACCACACTCTGGCTTTATACCGGTTCCGGTGATGGATTCTCCAATCCTCTCTCAGACACCGACTGGAATCGTCTGGCAAAAATTAAGGAGCTGACGCCGGGCGAAATGACGGCTGAATCCTACGACGACACCTATCTGGACGATGAAGACGCCGACTGGAACGCCACCGCGCAGGGGGCAAAGTCCGCCGGTGATACCTCCCTGACGCTCGCCTGGAAGCCGGGGGAGCAGGGCCAGAAAGACCTGGTCACCTGGTTCAACGACGGGTCAGTCCGGTTTTATAAAATCAAATACCCGAACGGCACCGTTGACGTGTTCCGCGGGTGGTGCAGCAGCCTGGGTAAGGCCATTCCGGCAAAAGAGGTGATCACCCGCACGGCAAAAATCACCAACACCGGCAAGCCTGAGCTGGCGGAGGAAAGCGGCAGCCCGGCTATCGGCGTAACGGGCGTAACGATGGACAAAACCACGGCAAGCGTGGCGGTCAGCGCGACGACCACGCTCAACGTGACCGTTAGCCCTGCCAGCGCCTCCGACCCTTCGTTCCGTGTTGCCACCTCTGACGGTAGTAAAGCGACGGTGACCGCCAGCGGTAACGTTCTGACGGTCACCGGCGTGGCGGCGGGTTCTGCGGATATCGTCGTCATGACCAGCGACGGCAATTTTATCGCCACCTGCAAAGTCACCGTGACCGCGGCTTAAGGAGTCCCCGATGTTTCTGAAAAAAGAGCCCTTCACCTTCAACGGTGAGTCCTTAACCGTGTTTGAGCTGTCGGCGCTCCAGCGCATTGAGTTCCTGGAGTTTCTGGCACGCGAGGAAAAGGTGCTGGATAACGACCGTGAAAACCTGAGCGATCAGGAAATGACGGCACGGCTGGTGGGGGTAAACATCAGCTCAGGTGCGCGGCTTGTCGCCCTGTCTCTGTGGCATAACGATAAATCCGGTCCGTCTGTTGATGAGCTGCACCAGCAGGTGATGATGGAGTGGCCGGCGCTGGCGATCGGCAAGGCGGAAATGCAGATCAAGCTGCTCTCCGGCATGCTCCCGCCGGTGGCGGATCCTGATGACGGGAAAAGTGGAGAAGATGCCACCGACGCGTCCAGCGATGAGCCCGTCACAGCGGAAAAGCCCTGACCAGCGAGCGTGATTTTGTCCTGAAGCTGGCGCGTGAGTTTGGTCGGTCCGACTGGCGCGCCATGCTGGCTGGTATGTCCTCGACGGAGCTCGGCGACTGGCATCTTTTTTATCAGTCGCATTTATTTCAGGACGCGCAGCTCGACGCACATTTCTCCGGGCTGCTCTATTCAATTAACTCCCTCTTTTTCCGGGATCCGGAACTGACCCCGGCGCACTTCAGCCTGCTGTCGCCCTCCGGGGAACGCATTGCGGATGAGGAGCCGAACGATGACGCGATGATGACCGCTGCGGAGGGAATAACAGGAGGCGTCAGGTATGGCCCAGCAGATTAGCGACCTTGTCATTAACCTCGACGTTGATGGCTCCACGTTCAGTGAGCAGATTGCCCGCATCAAGAACCAGCTGACCGGCATGGCCGACGAGTCTGACAAGGCTCAGACGCGAATGCAGCGTGCCGCCGCAGGCCAGGGCGCCGCACTAAAAAGCGTGGGCGATGCGGGTGCCGCCGCCGCTACTGAGATGAAATCCCGCCAGTCCGCCGCGGCGGAAGGATTGACGAAGGACTGGCAGAACGTGTCGAAGTCGGTCGATGAGACGCATCGCCGGGTTGCCGAACTGAGCCAGCGCCTGCAGGAGAACGGCAGCCAGTCAGCCGCGCTGGCGAAGCGGCAGGATGAGCTTGCCGCCTCCTTCTTTCGTCAGATAGACGGCGTGCGCCAGCTGAACGGTGAAACGCAGTCCCTGACGAACGTGCAGGCCCGGTTCCGGGCCGCCCGGGCACAGGGGAACATCACGCAGCAGGATTATCTGGCGCTGATTTCCCGGACGACGGCCAGGCAGAAGGAGCTGCAGGTCGTTGAGGAAAAATCGGCCGTAGCGCGTGCGCGATTTCTTCAGCAGCTGAAGCAACAGGTTACCGAGCAAAAACTCTCCGGCACCGAGCTGCTGCGCATCAGGGCGGCGCAGGTTGGCGCCAGCGATGCGGCTGAGGTGTATATCCGTAAACTTGAAGCCGCCAAAGTTGCCACCCATGGACTGGGCCTGCAGAGCGCCGCGGCGCGCCGGGAAATCGGCGTGCTGATGGGTGAAGTGATGCGCGGTAATTTCGGGGCGCTGAGGGGCTCCAGTATTACGCTTGCTAACCGGGCCGGGTGGATTGACCAGCTGATGACGCTGCGCGGGCTGGGGATGGCGGGGCTGATTGGCGGGGTTGCCGCTGCGGTTGTAGGGCTGGGCAAGGCCTGGTACGACGGCAGCAAGGAATCCGGGGAGTTTAATAAGCAGCTCATTCTGACCGGCAACTATGCGGGCAGGACCAGCGGCCAGCTGCAGGCGCTGGCGCGTTCTCTCAGCGGCAACGGGGTCACGCAGCACGCCGCGGCCGGGGTGTTGGCACAGGTGGTGGGCAGCGGCGCTTTCAGCGGTAACGACGTTGACCGGGTGGCGAACGTCGCCAGCCGTCTGCAGCAGGCCACCGGGCAGGCGGTGGATGAAACCATCAACCAGTTTAAACGCCTGAAGGACGACCCCGTTAATGCGGTCGTGGCGCTGAACGACTCCCTGCATTTTCTGACGGCCACGCAGTATGAGCAGATCGCATCCGCCCAGTCGCTGGGCGATACGCAGAAAGCGGCGGAGCTTGCCATGCGCGCCTACGCCGAGGCCGTCATTCAGCGCGCCGGTGCGGTGCAGGATAACCTCGGGACGCTTGAAAAGGCCTGGGACTGGGTGAAGCACGCCGCCAGCGGCGCGTGGGATGCGATGCTGGGCGTCGGCCGCAATCCGGATACGGCGCTGAAGCGGCAGGACTCCTTTTCTGAATGGCAGGCCGCGGAAAAGGAATACCGGACGCTGAGCCGGAACCTCAACGTGGATCCGGACTATGCCGGAAACAACGTGCTGCAGAAGGCCGATGCCGAAAGACTCCGGAATGCCCGCCAGCAGGTGGCGCTGAAAAAGCAGGCGTACGACCTTGCCGACCAGGCTTATGCGCAGGAGGGACTGAGCGCCGCCCGGGAGAAGATGAAGAACGATCAGCAGAGCCAGGCTATCCGTCACCAGCAGCAGTTTAACCAGCTGGTAGAGTCGGGCTCAACGGCTGCCGAAAAGCGCGCTGACGCAGAGAAAAAGCTGAACCAGCTGATACAAAAAAACCGTCAGGATGCAAAAGACGGTATCGCCACCCTGTGGACCGATAAGGATATCGCCACGGCCCGGGCAGGGATTGAGAAAAAGTTTAAGGCTCCCAAAACCCCGAAAGGGAAAGCCTACACCACACCTGCCGGGGACCGGGCCGAAGAGAAGGCGCAGTCTGAGTTGCTGACGCTCCAGGCGCAGCTGAAAACCCTGCAGCAGCATACCCGCGTTAACGACGTTATCAGCCAGCAGCGGAAGGACCTCTGGCAGACCGAAAATCAGTATGCGGTGCTGGAAGAAGCCGCCGGACGGCGCCAGCTGTCAGCGCAGGAAAAATCGCTGCTGGCGCAT